AATTGATTTTACGGAAATACCATTTTAAAAAAATATTAACGTAATATAAAAATGGAACGAAGTTCATCTGAATTAGTTGAAGAAAGCCTGAGCCCTCTTAAACGTATCGAAGCTACAGCAGAAGAAAAGATACACGACCGTCAGATTGAAAAATTACAAAAAGATTACCCACACCTTGATAATTTAATGTGCAGTGTTTTACTTAAATGTCCCCAAGAACTCTTAGCCCAACTTGTTTCAGACCCAAGTATGTGGGTTGTACCAGATGCAACAAGTACAAGTCTTTCAGGTATGGTGTCTGTTTCTGACCCANNANNAAGTCCACGAAGTGTTTTAGAAGGTAATTAAAGCTAAATAATTATATTTCTTACAGTTATAACTACAATGGGTGAAGTAGTAAAACAAGTAAGAAACATATTTATTGATTCCGAAACCAACACAAACATCGATGAAACACAAGTTGGTGTTAATCTTGTTCCAACTGATTTTTGGTGTGCAAGTGATGAAAATATGCGAATGACCTTAACAACTTTTGAAATGAGAAACAATTGGTACAATATTAATCAATATAACAATGTGTTTTATTTATGGACACCAACAAGCTCAGGTGCTTTTACTGGAACATATTACCCAGTAACTATAGCAGCCGGTACTTACTATAATTTTGTTGATACAATTTATAATCCAGGAGCAGCAAGTCCAATTACAGCAACTGGTTTAGCCACTGCGATACAAACAGCACTTAACGCAGCAGGTGTTGGAAGTGGCCATACTTGTACTTACGGTGTAAATACTCGAAAATTTACAATTGTTCTAGCAATTGCAGGTTCTGGAGGATTGTTAACTCAATATACAATCCCAGTTTCATTTCAAATTCCACCAACTGCAGGTGCTCCACCAACAGGTGTTTCTTATGCTACATTTTTTGTTGATACCAATGAAATTATGGGAGGTATAGCAACTCGTATTGCACCTAACACAACAAGTATTGCTCCAGTTAGTATGTTTAACGGAGGGGTATATTCTACAACATTAACGTTTGTAAGCCCATTTGTAGCACAGCTTAACAGCATGGAAGCACTTTATCTTCGAAGCAATTTACAATCAGCCAATTATGGTACATATGGATTCGCTCAATCTATTTATCAAAACAAAGTATCACCAACAACAACTTTTGCTCGTATTCCCTTAGCAAATCAAAATTACGATGTTCTGAATCCATTTGTTTTCTTTGATGATAAAAATGACCTTTTTACTATAGAAATTGGAAATAAACAATTAGACCAAGTAACCTTTTTCCTAACGGATGACAAAAATCGTTATATTCCATTAGTTCGAACTGGCCAAGTAACTTCAGGAATGATGAGTTTTAAATGCACAATTAAATGGGAAGTAATTCTACGAGACTCGGCTACTCCATTTATCCCAACAATTCAAAATTTAACAACCAAGATGCTTGCTTTTCCAAATAGAAACGCGGTTTAAAGATTAGATGAATGTTTAAATAAAGAATGGAAACTCAACGAGATATAAAAAATCGTTTAGCAAGAGAACGATATGCTTTAACAAAAGAACATCAAAATGAAAGACGGCGAGAATTATATAGTCTTCGAGATAATTCTTTAAGAAACGCACAAATTAATGAATATCAAAAAACAGGTAAAGGTAAGGAAGTAAAAGATACTTATCGTAAAAGTGAAAAGTTTAAAAAAGTAAGTATGATTGCGTCTTGGAAATACAATGGTGTAATCCATCCAGACTTTAATGAATTATATGAAAAATACATTACTACAATAAATTGTGAAAGTTGTAGCATTTTATTTAACAAAGACCGAAGTTTAAATTGTTGGAAATGCTTAGACCATGACCATTCTACGGGGTTATTTAGAAAAGTAATTTGCAATAAATGTAATTCTCGTGATGCCTATTTAAAAGTTTAAATTAATTAATGTTTAATTCCCAAAAAAAAAATGATTTGTAAAATTATACTTAACGCAATGGAAATGGAACACCAAGAATGCATTTCACCTAACCTCGTATTCGCAACCACCCAGATGTCAGATTATTCAAGAAACAAATATCGTCTTGACACAACCTCAGCAACGATTGCTTCAGCTGGGCAAATTATTACTTGCAATTTTCCAGAAGCATCTCTCTTAGACCTTAAGAGCTTCCGTTTTTATTTCCAAGTAGTTACAACTTCTCCTAACGGAAGTGGTTCTGGTACTGACCTTGTTTATGCAGCTTGTCCCGATGATGCAAGCACCTTTGTACAAAAGCTCGAAGTATACCTTAATGGAGTACAGGTATCATCTGGTCAAAATGAATATAACAGCATGTGCCGTTTGGTAAAAATTGGAAAGGGTTCCAATGACCGTAACAGTTCATTCGGACAGTTATCTGCCAATTCATTTATTGTTCCACCTGGAGCAGCCGCTAACCAGACTGCCAATCTTTGCATCAGTGAATGGAATGGTTTTCTTAACGATGTGTCTACCCGATTTGTTCCCACATCTCTTATGGGACAAATCCAGGTACGTATTACTCTTGCTCCTAACGCTGTTCTTGTTCCCATTAATAGCGCTGGTGCAGTTGCTACTACTCTTACAGCTAACGCATATGCAAATGCTCAGACAATGTCTTATACCATTAATTCCATCCGCTTTAGCATTGACGCTATCTCAGTATGCCCTGCTTACAACGAGATGCTTTCACAACAGCTTGCTCGTGAGGGCCTTCTTAAATTAAATTACAAAGAGTATTACACATTCTTAGCATCTAACATTCTTACCAATCGTTTTGCCCTGAGTAGCTCTAGCATCGACGAGATGTGGGGTTCTTTAAGACCCAGTACATATAACCAGGCCGGTCAGCTTGCGTTGTCAGTTCCTCAAACAAATGGAGGTGGATATGTTTGCAATTACCTTGCCTTTAAATCTTATGACCCAGATACCAATGTATACACACCAACAAGTAATTTACAATACCAGTGGAGTTTAAATAACGTATTAAGCCCTCAATACCTTGCATATGTCGAAGATGCAATGGCAGAGGTTCCTTATGTTTGGGATAAGGTTGGACAAGGAGCACAGGGTATTATCCCAACTACTCGTGCTAACTTTAAAACCGGTTTCTTTCAAGTTCCACTTCGTCTTAACCATCCTACAGGAATGGGATTTAATGTACGCTCGGGTTACAACTCTCGTGGTGTTAACAGCACAATGTTATTTAATATTTATGGAGTTTCACCAACTTCTACAACTGGAGGAGGTACTACCACCAGTGACTGGAACAACATCGTTGTTGTTGGTACTACCGCACAGCTCAAGATAGGGCTTGGGCGTTCCCTAGCTATCGACTTTTAACCAACGTCCAAATCCTAATTTACTTAAAGAAATGAAAGTTATAAAATTAAGAAAGAAATAAAGATGGATTACCAAAATACTTTAATTTATAAAATTAGTTGTAAAGACCTTGCAATTACAGATTGTTATGTAGGTCATACGACTAACTTTACTTTACGTTTATATAATCATAAAGCTCATTGTAAAAATGAAAAAGGAAACAAAGAGTATTATTACAAAGTTTATGAATTTATTAGGTCTAATGGTGGTTGGGATAATTTTGAAATGAAAATTATCGAACACTGTCCTTGTGAAAATAAAAAACAAGCTTGTATTAAGGAACAGGAATATATCATAAGTTTAAACGCTACTTTAAATTGTAAAGGTTCAGTTTTAGATATAGAAAACAAAATAAAAACTAAAAAAGAATGCGATAAAAGTTATCGTGAAACCCATAAAGAATTATTAAAAGAAAAAAAAGCTAATGATTATCAAAAAAACAAAGAGCATTATACTATATTAGGTCAGACATATCGTGAAACACATAAAGAATTAATAAAAGAAAAAAAAGCTAATGATTATCAAAAAAACAAAGTATATTATACTTGTGATTGTGGTAAAGAAATTCAAACTCGTAATAAAGCAAAGCACGAGCAAAGTGTTTTTCACATTATGAATGTTTAAATAATAAAATTTAAAAATAACTATAATAATTAAATATGGAATCCGAGGTTTTAGAAGCCTTGGAACAAATTTCCATACCTAATAATTATAAAAGACCAAATATGTCAGGTTGGAAATATACAGGAGCCGATAATCGTCGTTATGGATACCCAGTTCGTTCAGTAACAATGGGTCTTGTTCGTGATTGGAAAACTGGTCTTAAAACGATAAGTACGTTTACAAATTACAATAAAGAACTTTGGGAACTTCTTGTTGAGTATGGAAAATCCATAACTAAGCTTCCATTTCAAAGTATATGTATAAATAAAGATACAATATCACAACCTCATTATGATAAAAACAATAAAGGTACTTCTTGTATCGTTGCATTGGGTAATTTTACAGGTGGTGAATTGGTAGTAGAACATAAAGTGGTAGATATCCATAACAAACCTTTTCATTTTGATGGTAGTAAACATCTTCATTGGTCTTTACCTTTTGAAGGAACAAGGTATTCATTAATTTATTTTGTTTAATTTTAAATGTTAAGGTAAGATATAAATGGCAGAACCACTTTATGAAACGTTTGGCGGTCATATTCCCCAACGCAAACAACGTTTTGATGCTCAAGCTGCTGGTAAACAAGTTCGTCCATCTGGTGTTTCATTTCCAAATATGACAGCAGGTAATTTTAATCCTAAGCTACTCCATAATCCTCAAAAGCAAAATCCAATTTGGATACTTGACCCAATGACAGCAACAAGACATTACATGGTATCACCTTGTAAAGAAGACAACGCCTCAACACAGCGTTTTAGACAACTTAACGGGGTTTATGCTCAGCCATATAATGTTAATCCAATTGACCCATTGTCTAAACTTGGTATAAACTTACACGACCGTCTTGGTCCTTTTAAACTTGCTGATTTTTCACAAAAACCATTTTATCAATCTAGTATGTATTAATATATTGGTAAAAAGAATACAATGCCTAACGAAACATCTCTTGGATATGAAGCAAGATGTACTATACTTCACTGTGATAATTTAATCACAACAACTACAACCATTAATGATGTCCAAACATCTACCTTAGAAGTATCAGGTATAACTCAAACAAATGGAATTTCCAATACAGGAACAATAAGTACAACGACATTATCAGCCGCAAATGTAAACAGTGCTTATATTAATGAAGTAAGTAATACAACAACTGCTTTAGCATCTGGAGCTAGTATATCAGTTAATCCATTTACATCAACTTATAATAATTATCATTGTGTTTTAACCTTAGAATTGGCAAATACACCAAGTGCTTATGGTTCCATATTTTTAAATTTAACTGATGCATCAAATAATAATATTAATCAATTTGTTTACCAAGCAAGTTATCTTACTGGTAGTACAGCTAGTACAACGACTAATGCATATTATCCATTTCTTTTAGGTTGGGTAAATGACCTTGCAAGTTATCGTGAATCGGGTGAATGGGTTTATGCTTTTGATATTTATAACACACAAGTTACGGGTCGTGCTGCTGTAATTAAAAGTTATAATTTAACTTATTCAAATCAAAATGTTCCAGGTACTTTAACTACAGGTACCATTGGTAATTTGATTAACGATGGATATGCATATGGATATGGAGCAACACCAGGTACATTTGGTACATCTTATGATGCTCCATATAAAGGATTAACTATATCATTTGGAACTGGTTTTTCAACTTCAGGTTCAGCAATATTATCGATAAGTGGATTTAATTAAGCGAAGCCTAATAAACAAAGAGTAATTAAATCTTAAAAAAAAATAATTAATGTAATTAAAAATGACATCCCTTGGATATAGCGCAAGTGCCGATACCCTAAATTGTCAAACTTTAAATACATTCAATACACATTCATTCATCAATGTTGGGAAATTATCTAACAGTTGTCGTATTTTAGAATGTGGAACCATAACAAATGGAAAAGAAGAAATTACTGCTTATATTAATGCTGACGGTACTTGTTCTTTTATAAATCAAGACATTTCTTCTTTTACAAGTTTAAGCGATGTTCCTCATTCATATGATGGAAAAAACAATTCAGTAGTTGTTGTTAAAGAAGATGGACTTAATTTTAGTAGTGATGTAATTTTAGAAAGTATAAAAGTTACTTCAAAAAGTATTCTTGGTGAAGTATCCATAAGCAATGGTGCTAAAATAAGTAATGGATTAATTACCGATTGTCTTAAAGTTGAGTGTGGTATNACACAGCAATCAGGAGATTTTATGAATGTTTTTAAAGCACCAAGTAATTTTGGTAAAATAAATGCAGATACCATTAATTCACCTCATATAAATAGTTCAAGTATTTATTCAAGTTTGGCATTACTTGTAGATGGTGAAGCAACTCTTGGAACCATAAAGACTGAATCCATAAATATAAATGGAAAAGGTAAATGTAAATCATTAGAATGTCCTACATTATTTGGTGAAACTTATACTGGTAGAGATATGTTATTGACAGGTACTCTTGCAGTTGGTGATACTATTGCAACTGGTGCTTTAGAAACTGAAAAAATAAAAACAAAAGAATTTACTTCTGGTTCAGTTGTATGTAAAAATTTAAAAGTAGAAATGGTGGATATGGATAATTTAAAAGTTAAATCCATAATTACTGATTCAATTTCAGTACCAAGTAAATTATTATTTGGAACAGTTGATGAACCAATGGTTTTTAATTTAAATAATTTTAAAAGTATTGATGTTCCATTTAAACTAAGTGATGGTTCAACTCGGGGATATGGATATGGATTTTGTCCTAATCGATGCAATGATACCATCGATATTATTGTATATTCCCCATTAAGTCTTTCTAAAAATAAGGTTAATGTTTCATTTCAATATTACAATCTAAACACAGCTACTGCCCCATCTGTATTTGTTTTAGGAAGTATTATAACACCAATCGATTCTGATTCATTTAATGTTGTTTTAAAACTATCGGGTAATCTACCAGTTGTTCCTTATTGGTTAATTGATTTAGAAATAATTC